GCGGCCATTGCGGGTTTGCATTGTACGCAGCGAGCCATAACGGGCAGTTGGCAAAGAGCGCCTTGTTCATTGCACTGTGACGCTCAAGAACAAACGATTGATAACTGTAGTAGACCGGCCAAGCATTTGTGCGCGCATGAAACGCCTCGATCCACGCCGCAGCGCTGGACATCGGCACGTCAGGGTCTTCATGATCGAGCGCAAGCAGCAGACCAGCCGGATCGCCGATGTGATCGAGGAAGTAGGACACCTGTGCATGAGCATCGCCGGGACGAAGGAAATGGTACGCGCCGCATTTCAGTCCTGCGCTCGCGGCGGGACCGCGCCGCCAGTTGAAGCTGGCGTCGACATAGCCGAGACCTTCCGTGGCTTTGTTGATGACGCCCCATATCCCCATCGCCTTTGCTCCGGCGAAGCCGTCCTGCACGTCGTCCCAGTGCGAAAGGTCGATAACATCAGCTCGCATCTGATGGCCTCAATGGTAGCTGCAGATCTTCAGAAGATTCATATTCACCTCTCCGAGAGTAGGTAACTCCCATATTTTTGTAGCCCCTTTCCCTGATTCGGGCGGCGACATTATGCGCCCATGTCTCGCCTTCGCCAAATGCCACAAACCGCACCGCCATTTCTGGCTGCCCAATACTGTGCCGCAGAGCCTGCATAATGTCAGAGCCGCCAGCACCGTGTTCGACTACTATCATGTCCATACTGGGATGTGAAGCGTAGAGTTTTGGATTACTGGTCAATTCTGGGTTCTTGCAGATAGTCCGTAACCCGTTATGCCAAGCTAAGTCATGTGCTTGTAATACATAAGATAATTCAAGGCCGTCAAAATCGGGGTTATCCAGTTCCATACGTTGACAGCCAAGCCCTTTGCACCGATTGATCTGATCCATTACGTTTTGCATGAAACCGTGGCCTTTGGGGTTTGGCATCCATTCGCCATAATCGCCAGTAATGTCCGTAGATGGCAGGTAGGGGGCATACTTGCCCCTGGCATTGGCCTGTCTCAGGCTGGTAAAGCGCTCTTTTTCACTGGTCAGGGTGCCATAGTGGGTTTCACACTTCTGCGCCATATCATAGCCGTATTCGACTATTTCACCCGGCTTAGGCTGATAGGTGTCGTCCCCACCTATGAGGTAACGCAACGGTCCTTGCAACGGAGTCATGAGCAGGGCCTCACCACGATGGTAACTATGCCGGTCGCCGCTACCCCCTGAGCGGTGGCCACACGGAAATACAAAGGGTTTGCAGTATAACTCTGTGCGGCAGCATTGTTGACCACAAGGCCTTGTGAGTTGTTGAGGGTGTTCTCAGCCGCCGTGCTGACCGTAATTCCGCTGGCGGCTGTCACAATCGCAACTCCACCCCCACCCGTAGCAGTAAAGACACCACAGGTGGCCGTGGTCAACGTTCCACTGGCCCCGCTGATAATGATGGCTATCACTTGATAGCGGATGAAACCAGTGGGGATTGGTACGGTGAATGCTGTGTCGGTGTTACCAGCATTGAAATTGACGCTGCCTTTAATGAACAAGTTACTCGATATACCAAAAAGCCCTTGGCCAAGCTGCTGGATAGAAGTGCCCAAATCGGCGTGAACATTGTTCCAGGTTGCTGATGCAACCGTCTGACCAGCAAAGGCCGTGATGGCACCACTGACCTGAGTGTAAGTTGGAGGAAAACCTGAAAGGGGCATGATTTAACCTCAGAGGAGCCGAAGTATGTTCAATCTACTGCGTGTTACCTTAGTACTCTCCATGGTTATCTCAAACGCAATCTATAATTGGATGCCTAATGGTTATGCGGTCTTTTTGCTAGCATTCGTAGGGCTAAAGCTCATTGACCTGCTTGAGAGGTTTTATCATTGGGTTTTTTACCGCTTTGTACCCTTGACATTTCCTGAAGAGCCCGAGCAAAGGCAATAGCATCAGAGGTTGGAGGGGTTTTGCCCCCACCAAGCAGCATTTTGCCAGGAAGCCCAAACAAATCCTTAAGGTACGTGTCCTTTGCAAACTCACCCGCTATATACCCTGGAAGCCCTGTGTACAACTCAGGATGTGGTACCCCAAGAGCGTGGCCTGCAAGCGTTCCAGCCCCATAGGCACCTACTTTATCAAGCGTTTTCTGCGCCTTTTCGAGTTGGGCAGGGTTCAAGTAATCCTTTAAGGCATTAAACCCCAAAGGAATACCCGCACCGGCCAAGTAAGCCACAGATTTGGCCCTGGGGTCTTGATTGGTGAGGTTGCCGACTACATCACTGGCAACTTGAGAACCTACACCCGGGGCCACTACACCCTTCATACCGACCCTGAGCAGATCCTTGACCCCCTTAGCACCAAACAGCGCGGGTACAAACCCCATTATATTCTTGACTATACTGCCTGTTCTGGTTGCAGGCTCAACGTCTTCACTTATGTCCTTTGTTATGTCACCAATATCTTCAGATGTTGGAAAATGTGGGGTAAACTTACGGATTTTGGATCCAAGCTCTTCAGTGCCAGTGGCTTTATCAATCTCACTGCCCAATTGCTGAATGTCCCCAATCGCCCCATAGACACCAGGCACCGCCCTGTTGAAAATGCCAGTCCTTACAGCGGTAGGCACATCCTTAGTGAACGTGTCATACCAAGTGGGTGGCGCTGAAATCCAGCCACCATGTTCATTGCTGAACTTCCAGCGTTCGCCAGTCTGAGGGTTGATGTGCGTATAATCATCCCCCTCAAGAAACGGGCGCGGCGATTCTGTTGTCTTTTCAGCCATAGGCGTTTACCTTGGTACGACACCGGCCGGGGGCTTGTCAGCAGACCCCGGCTCAATAGGCCTGAAACCTGGCGAGCTATAAACTCTGCTCTTCCAGTCATCAAATTCACTTTTGTCCATGATGGGCTTGTAGTAGAAATTGTCCTTTAGGTACTTCTTAAGCCCCCGGATACCGTATTTCTCCCTGTAATCTTCAGCCGCCTGACTTGCCGTTGCAATGCGTTGCGCAGACAAGAATTGATAACGAAGCAGGAACCTAGTGGCCTCAGGCGTGTTGTTGATGTTTGAGAGCGACTGGCTGACAAGATTGCCCTCAAAAATACGGACTTGACCTAAGCCTTGCAGGCTCTGCCTCAACTTAGTCAGGTTCAAGCCAGCAACAAACTTATTGAACAACTCTGTTGCAACCGTTGTGTCTTTGGCATCAGCCAACCCTGCCTGCACCATCATTTTCCTGAAGGTCTGAATGGCGTTGCCACCCCAGCCTGATCTAAAGCTTGGGTCGTCAACCAGCCGCATGGCCATTTGAATGTCATCCATGCCGTCTCTGGCTGCGTCACCTTTAGCACCGACATCCTTGTAGTAGTCGGTGTCACTCTTAGAAAGGAGCTTTGCCTCCTCCTTTTGGCGCTCTGCATCAGCAGCAGCACCTCTACCCCATTCACTCATAGGCCCAATGAACGGAGGCAGTGGTACAGGAGCCGAGCCTACCGCACCCGGTGGTGGTTTCATTGGTGGTATAGGCCCAAGGACATTGGGCGGGTACGCAGGGCGCTCCTCTGCCTGTGCCACCCTCACTGGGGGTGCCCCAGTAGGCGAACTAACCCCGGGTATTGCATCCATGTTGCCAGCTGCAACGGTATCTGGCGTTGGTGCAGACCCAGCGAGCCTAGTCCTGCCAGCTGGCCCCGCTGACGCCAAACCAACACCTCCAGAACTGAGTGGGGGTGGTACCGTCGGCGGCAGTAGTGAGCCTGACGGTCCTGGAGGCCTAGGAGCCGGTGGTGACGCAAACGGCATGAACTCAATCTCTCCAGTGGCCGGGTTTACCGTGTATGGGGCATCACCCTTCGCACCTGGCACATCATATGGGAGTTTGTGCTCACCACGGATAACACGGGGTATGCCATCCCGCCCAACGACTACCTTATTTCCATAGCCAATATCCGCCTCAACCGGCTGGCCCTGCATGTAGTATTGCTGTGCCGTTAGGGCTTGCATCATTGGGCTATTCCAGGGATTAGCCTGAGATGTAATGAATTGACGACGTGTAACTGGTACACGCTGCGGCAGTGTGCTGGGTGGGATATCAACCGTACCACCCGGCCCTGCTGGGGCCGTCCGTGAAATGGGTGGCACTGCCGTCCCCGGCGCACCAACAGCGCCACCCCCTGGCGGACGGGCAGCCATAACATCACCAGCCACCCGCACCGGGCCTTCCTCCTCTGGTGCTTCCGCTGGGGCTTGCTCTGGTGCAGCCCGTGGGGCACCAGTGGGGGTTTCCACACCAGGAATACTGGCAACATCCGTCATGCCCTTGGGCATGCCCAAACCGGGCAGGTCAGGGGCGTTATAGGCTAATGCTGTGTTCGAATTACGTCTGCCCAATTGGCTATTAAGGAAGTCACGCGAAGTAACCCTATCAACGCTGCCATACCGGGCTTGGTCAGAAGGCGTCATATTGCCCCAAATCGCTTTACGGGCGTACACGGGGCCATGTTTCGGGTCCGCACGTAAGAAGTTCCTCCAAGCTAGGTCATCAAGCCTAGCCCTATGAGATGCATACCCAGCCACTCCCTGGTTGTGTTGCCAGTACTGGTCAAAATGCGTAGGCCAGCGGCCATTTTTCTCAAAGAATGCCCTTGCTTCCTTCCCACTCTTATTGAGGAAGGCACCTACATTGTGAATAGGATTATAGATGTTGCCATCAGGAAAAATGTTATTTTTGGCAAATTCCTCATCCGACAACTGTGTCAGCCCTTTATATGAACCAGTTCTTGCATTAGGCTTCCAATCAGATTCAGTTTTAATGGTCCTTGCCAAGAAGTTACGATCAATGTTGTACTTATCAGCAAGATCGGCAAAGTTCTGAGGCAATTTCCCTGCTTCTGCAGTGCCGCCAAAAGATTCAGGTATGGTTGCACCCGCATCTGCAGACCCTTCACGGGCGGCAGGATCACCAGCACTATATGGGGAACCTTCTTCCGCCAAGCCGTACCGGCTCCTCAGTTCCCGCTGGCCGGTTTTCTCAAGCATTCTACGGCCGAATAGGGGGCTTAAAGCATCAGCCACCGCTTGCAGCGGGTGAAAGTACGGCCCCTTCCGGTTCATACCCTGTTTCATCAAGGCAGAAGCATACTCATTCAGCTGCGCAATCTGATCGGGCGTAGCGTAACCAGAAGGCGTAGACAGAAGGTTGCTGAGGTCAGAAATAGCCATTGCTTTAGCTCCATACACCTACCGATGGTGCTGGCGAGAACAGTGCGTTGGTATCAATTCCCTGTCCTTGGTCAAACTGCCCCGGCATCACCCCAAACGAGCCATAGCCAGTGGCGTAAGGCACTCCACCTGTAGGTTGCATGGGTTGTAAATCTGGGTTCTGCCAATCCCCTACCGTGCCAGTAGCTGATGGGCCGAAGTTGGTCCCAGGAGCAAAGGGGCTGTTGTTGTACTGCCGTAAGGCCTTGATCATGTACTTACCAAGATCACCGCCAATGCTACCCAATGCCCCCCACGGTCCAGGGGACATCTGCGGCTTTTGTTGCTGCCGCTGTTGATCTTGCTGATTTAGGCCCGCCTGGCGCGGTCCATAACCATAAGCAAAAGGATCGGTATCTAGTGCCATTGTCAGCCTCCTAGCAGGGCTTGCACAAAGTCAAGCTCAGCATCCTTGATGACCCAATCATCATCAAGGTCAAACCCTGACACACCGGGGATCACTGGCCCACCCTCCTCAAAAGCTATTTTCTCAGGGCTTTTCTGGGCATACTTGTGCTTCAGCCTGTGAAGCTCATGGTGCGGGATTACAGTACCTGAGCTATCTGGTATGAATAGCTCAGGCCCTGCCTCACCAACGATGATGGCTTTGCCGTGCGGCGCGTGCCCACCCTTTTTAGCGGCCAGCATTGCACCAATTACCTCTCCAGCCATCTGTGCCCCAGCCTGCCACGGTGCAGACCACTGCTGCAATTGATAGGGGTATGCCTGCTGGAAAGCCTGCTGTTCTACCCCGGTAGCCCCAATCACATTAGGCGGTTGGATCGTGGTTGGCTGTTGAGTAACCTGCCCGAACGTTGTTTGTGCCATTTGCGCGGGCGTAAGTTGTGAACCTGGCGTCGCCCCAAACATGCCCTGCGGACCGGTAGGCTGTGCATACTGGCCCATGCTAGCAGCCATTTGCCACGGTGTCTGATACTCAGTCAGGGCCTGTTGGAAGGCTTGATTCTGGTAATTAGCCGCCGCTCCAAGGTTTGCCTGCTGAATCCCCTGAATGAACGGCATCATAGCATTGTTATACGCAGTGGGGTTAGTGGCAGGATCAATGCCCTGGTTCTTCAGCTTATCCATCTGTTGCTGAATTTGAATATTCTGGAAGGGGGCCACGCTGCCCATATAGGCGGCTAAATTCTGGCCCTCCTGGCCAGCCGTCATGTTGCCTATCCAGCTTGGTACTGATTGACCACTGGCATAAGGGGCACTAGTAAAAATGTCGTTAGCAGCTCCCCCAGCCTGACCCTGCAATGCAGTGTAGTTCAGATAATTGCGTTGTTGCTCAGGGGAGAAACCACTGACAGCAGTGTACTGAGGCACCCCACCCGGCCCTACGCCGGATTGAACATAATTCAAACTACCGTATGGATTCCACTGCCCATACTGCGACATTGCCTGCTGCTCAATGGCGGCAGGCAGATTGAATTGTTGTTGCTGAGTGGTAGCAGTCTGCAGATTAAGGGGAAACTGGTTCTGCCAGGCTATATTCCTGTTAATGTCGAACTGCTGCTGAGCGGTTTGCTGGTTAAGGGCCTGCTGCAACTGGGCGAATTGCTGGTTGTAATTCGCCTGTGTGCCAGCAAGTACCTGACCCGCCATTGCGCCTTGCGCAATGTTTGTCATAGGATCTGGAGGATTCATGCTCATAGGCGTTGCATCCATGGGTTATTAGCCAACCCCAACCCCATACCACTCCTGAACTGTTGGAAACCGGGCGGATAAGCACCCATCATGCCCGGTAGTTGGGTTGGTGGTGCTGGCAGACCACTAGGCATCCTGCCTCCTGGCGTACCCTGCGTTGGCCCACCCTGAGTGTTACCCGGTGCGGGAATATTCCCACGCAGGGCAGTAACCATAGGGTTAATGCCCGCCGTATTCAGCCCCGGGAGCATTGTAGTAATAGGGTGCGACTGCAAGCCGGGGGCAGCCAAGCCAGCAGGCGTCTGCCTATTCAGGGCGCTGGGGTTAGAGCCCAGTGCTGGGGATGCTATCGGCGGGGGCTGGTAATTGAACATCGGTGAGCCTTGCCAGTTGGTCTATACGGTCACGAAACATGACAAAACGCACACCGGTATTCCGGCTGGTATCCTTCTTACCGTAGTAGCAGCGCTGAGTACCTTCGAGCCTAAAGCCAAACCGCAAGATAACACGCTGAAGGTGTTTGCGTCGCTTGCTCACAGTAACTGTCACCCTTGAAGCATCAAATTGCTCTATTACAAAGCGCGCCAGACACTTAACGATACCAGGCGTAAGGGCATTCTGTCCATAATAGCTGAATTCGACATTGCTGCCATTGTAATTTTGAAAGATAACTGCCCCCTTCAAAGTGTTGCCATCCTTGACCAACCCAAGGGCACAGTCAAACGGCATCGCCTTCAGCTTGCACGTGGCGAAAGCAGTACTGGCCACGAATTTATCGCAATTGTACAGCAGGCCAATGCTCATATTGCGCCTCCTAATTCCAGAATTGAATTGAAGGCGTTGATCTGCACAATCGGGGCATTGATGCTGAAGCCAGCATCAAATAAGGCAGTGTCAAAGATCCCTACATCAAAAACTCCAATCTCATTTGGGGTGAGATTGATATTAGCTCGCATTCTTATTGCCATTGCATGCCCTAAAGCATCTACGGTCAGCCAACTGATGAAATTTGTATTGCCTCCACTCCATGCGTCAACGTCCCATTTTGCCTTATCCCACAATGAGCCACTTGCAATAGTGGTAGTCACCGGGGCAGTAGCATTCGACGCCAAAAAGTCAGTATCTACAGCTAGGGTGGGGCTAAAGCTGCCACCCCCCAAGACCAACAGTGGCTGCACCATGGTCATGCGCTTGGTACGCCCAGGGTTCTCAAACCAATTGAAAGCACATTGAACGTCAGCGATTATAGATTGGTTGTAATCTGAACCCCCTGTATAGGCTTGATTTATCTCTCCTGTGTTACCGCCAAAGTACAGTTTGTCATTGTAAATCTCAAAGCACCCTGCATTCCAACCGCTAAATTCTGTCCATGCTCCAGTGAGCATGTTCATCACGTACTGGTTCTGATCGGACCTTTCTGTCAGTGGTACGTTTAGGAAAAATAGTTGCTGCGCTGGGTAGGTCAGCATTTGCCAGCCAAATAACGTCTGGCTAGCCGCCGTCACTTGAGCCATTGCATTCTGAATGCGGGCGGTGAGGCTCACTGAGCGGTCAGCACTAGGGTCAAAGGGCAGAACCTGGCTTATGGGGATAATGCCCTGAAGGGTAAGAATGGCTACTTCAGAGCCAATCCTCACAAAGCAACGGCGGCTAATTGGCGGTGCAATTTGAAACGTGCCTACCAATGCCCAAGCTGAGGCATTAGTAGGGTCGGTGCCCTGAAAAATGGAAATTTCACCGCGTGAGGAAAGGAATACCACATAATCCTGTGGCCCTGCACCACCGTCTATTGTCCAGCTAGCCACCCCTACCAAATAGCCGCCTCTCACCCATAGATCACCCATGTCCACAGTACCGGCTATTGGACCGGTAATTGCATCTGTAGGCATGAACGCAGCTATGGTTGAACCAACCAGAGTGTACCAGAGGCGGCGCTTGGCAGCGTGTACTGCAATTATAGAAGCAGTAGTGAAGCCCACAGGCAAACCCGTAATCGCAGGGTTAGACCACGTATTGGAAATGCCATCATACTGGATAAGAGGATCGATACCATTCCCTAAATGAATGACAGTATGCGCCCCAAAAGGGGTGAAATTGACGTACTGCCATCGATCACTGGTCAAACCACTTTGCACTACGGCCTGACCACCAGCAACGGAAACATCATAGATTCTGCCATCTGAGGCAGCAAACATCTTCTCCGCAGCAGGACCACGCCACACCAGCAATGTCTCCACCGCATTTGTAGTCAGAGTGGAGCTGTAGGGTATGTAACCCCCGCGTAACTCAATCCACCCAGGCCTAGGCACCCAATTCATCAGAATTGGTGCACGCTTGGGGTCCATCTGGCTTAAGGGTGATATAGCATCCCACCCGTCGGTAGGGGCTGGAATGATCTGGGTGGCAACGTCAGGCGCGAGAAAGGGCACCTTCTCAACTGTTCTGGATTTTCTCATTCGCCCTTAGCTCCTGGGGTGTTGGCGTTGCAACACCCCTTAGCTTTGATGGTTTCTTCAAGCTTGAACAGTTCAGGGAGCCGCTTATTTAACGTCACGAATAGCTGGCACTTTGCCCCACCATAATAACAGTTCTCACAGCGCACTTTGCGGCGGGCATAGTCAGCGTCTTCAGGGCTGACCAGCTTGCGTACCGGCGTGCCTTCATAGATACCCTGCAAGTACAGCCCGCAAGTATCTTGAGGCAACACCTCAAAATCAGGGCCTAGAATGGCACACCGCTGTTCATCGGCCACATACAGGTAGCAGGTGCTACATTGCGCAAAATCCTTACCATCACCCTCAGGCTCAAGGTACAAGAATGCATCACGGCCTATTTTAGCGCCTGGACGCTGCTCTTTTAACGCCTTGACAAACGATGCCTCAAGTAAACTGGGCATTATGGGCCTGCAAAGATTATCTTATTGGTAATGATAGTGGGCTGGAGCCATGCCATGGCAGCGCTTGATCCTTGGCCGCCTGAGGTGCCACTTGCGGTCAGGCCAGAGAAGCTATGGGTGTGATCTGCGCTTTGTATAGTCGTTGCACCACTGATAGTTGTGTTGTGCGTATGGTCGAGACTGGCACCCGTAGTGTTCGCCGTTGAAGCCCCAAGTCCGCCAGGGCCAAACACGCCAGAGAGGCCGCCCGTAACAAAGGGCTGGCCGTTATCAGGGGAATGGGTATGCTGCTGACTTTGGCCGCCCGAGGCGAATGATCCCTGTTGAGTGTGAGTGTGATTCGCTGATTGGTTGCCAGTGGTTGTGGTGCCAACTTGGGTCACGCTCAGACTATGGGTATGGGCACTCAATTCACCATTGGTCTGTGCGTGTGTGGATGATCCACCAGCAGAACCCAAGGTAGTGCCGGTAATCACACCACTATCTGTGACTACCGTGCCAATAAGGCCTGCTGGCACACCACCCATGTTATCTTTACCGGCGGTGACCCGCCCACGGTAGTCAGGTAAGTTAAAGGTGGTAACCCCATCGCCGACCCCATAAGTGGTGCCGATAACGGCAAACAATGAAGCAAAAGTAGTACGATTTATGGCTTGGCCAAAGCACAACAGCCACCCAGCAGGCGCGGAACTACCAGCAAAATCAAGCACCGCACCGATAGGCATGGTCGCCGGGTTGCCAGCCGCAGTCCCAAAACCGCTGGAACTGAATTGGCCTATTTTCACCCCTGAGATAGACACACCTATGGTGCCTGGCCCAACCAGGTAGAATCCAGAAACTAGATCTGTGGCCCAAGCGTAGCCCGGTTGACCAACAGTGCCAGGATGTCCTGGGAGAGTTCCGATCATGGGCGTCTGCCCGTCAGTACACAAACTGTTGGTCAGAGCCGCTGCAATATCATTCAAATCGCTATTAACGGCAGACGACGAAATGGTCGTGCCGGTAACAAAGTCAGATTGTGGTAGATTGTAATTACCTGTTCCGTTGCGTGGAATGGTAGCCTCCTATTTCAAATGTTTCTCATGCCATCCATGCCGTGATGCTACCCCGAACGGTTCTATTTGTCCCACTAGCTAGGTCCACCGCCACGATGGTCGTCAGCGTCAGCCCGGAACCAGAAGTCTCGAAGATAATGGAAGGCGAGGCGCCGGTAGGCAGCGCCGGACAGTGCTGGGTATAGCCCGCCTTCGTGTACGGAGTCACATATCCCGCCCCTCTGGGAACGCCATTCGTTACCGCCAGCGGGAATCCATCTATGTGCAAATCACCAGCCGCCGTCGTCCAGATGAAGGTTGAGGTAACGATCTCGAACTTCAAAAACACAAGATTGCCAATTTTCGTATAAAACCCGGTGCGCGTTGAATAGACCACGCTGAGGTCGCCGGGCGTGGCGAACGTGAGCGTCGGCGTCCATGTATGAGTAGTAACGGCATCTATCGCGGCAACTTCAGTCTGAAGGGTAGTAATATCTGCAGTATTAGTGGCAATATTCGTGGTGTTAGTGGTTAC